ACCATGCAGGGCGAGCGGGTGACGCTGGCGGCCAGCGAGCTGGTGGAGGATCCCTGGGAGATCACCATCGAGATGACGCTGATCCCCAACGCCGGTACGGCCAAGAGCGAGGCGCTGGGCTGGGACGCCATCGAGGCGGCGCTGGACTACGGGGCGTTTCACGGGCTGGGCCAGTGGCGCAACGCCGACTATGGGCGCTTCATGTGGGAGCAGGTGGAGGAATGAGCGTGAAAAAGTTTGGGTATCTGGTGCGCCTGGGCGGGGACGCGGAGGTCCGTGAGGCGCTGGATCGCGGGGTGCGGGGGGCGATGCTGCCCGTGCCCCGGGAGAACAACGAAGCCTGCAGGCGGGTGGCGATGTGGCAACACACTCCGGAGGAGTGGGCCAGGATGACCCGGAAGGCGCGGCGGAAGTACCGGCGGAACCGGATGCCGGAGGGCGTGGCCGGGAAGCTGCTGGTGGGGTATGCGCTGATATGCTACTGCGTGCAGGTGGGTTTCGACTGGCTGTGGGAGGCGATTGAGGGGAGGCGGCAGCGGTGGCGCTGATCAATCTAATCGCCGGGGCCATGGTGACCACTGGGGCGTCGCTGATACTGATCGGGGTGATCGGGCTGTGGCTGACGCGGAGAGAGGAGAGGGAGCGGGAGGACGAACGCTGATGCGGAAGGGGGAACGACCTCATCCGACCCGACGCTGCGCGTCGGCCCACCTTCCCCTGCCTCCGCGCTTGCGCCAGGGGAAGGCTTGGGGAGAACGACCATGAGAGGAGATAACCATGAGTGTGAAGATCAATAAGCTGGAGCTTGAGAACGTCAAGCGTGTGCGGGCGGTGCGGCTGGAGCCCACGGCCAGCGGGCTGACGGTGATCGGCGGCAGGAACGGACAGGGCAAGACCAGCGTACTGGACGCCATCGCCTGGGCGCTGGGTGGGGAGAAGTACAGGCCCAGCAGGGCCGAGCGGGACGGGAGCGTGCTGCCACCTGAGATTCGGGTGGAGTTGAGCAACGGGATCATCGTGGAGCGCAAGGGCAAGAACAGCGCCCTGAAGGTGACAGACCCGACGGGAAGCAGACGCGGGCAGAAATTGCTTGACGAATTTGTCGAGCAGCTGGCCCTGAACCTGCCTAAGTTCATGGAGGCCAGCGACAAGGACAAGGCCGGAACGCTGTTGCAGATCATCGGCGTGGGCGACCGGCTGGCGGAGTTGGAACGGCAGGAGGCGCAGCTATACCAGGAACGCCTGGCGGTGGGCCGCGTCGCCGACCAGAAAGCCAAGTACGCGGCGGAGATGCCGCAATACGACGGAGTGCCGGCGGACATCGTAAGCGCGTCTGAGCTGATCCGGCAGCAGCAGGATATTCTGGCGAGGAACGGGGAGAACGCGAGGAAGCGGGCCCAGGCGGCGTCAATCAGCGTCCGCCGGGAGAACATCGAGGCAGACCTGGCCCGCATCGAGGACAAGATGATCGAGTTGAACAAGGTGCTGACCCAGACGCGGAAGGCGTTGGAGGACGCGAAGCGGGACGAGGAGACCGCGCAAAAGGACGCCTTGACGCTCCACGACGAGAGCACCGCCGAGCTGGAAGCCAATATCGCGCAGATCGACGAGATCAACGCGAAGGTGCGGGCCAACCTGGACCGGGCTAAGGCCGTGGAGGACGCGAGGCAATATACGGCTCAGTACAACGATCTGAGCGGCAAGATCGACCAGGTGCGCGGCCAGCGCCGGGCGCTGCTGGACGGGGCCGAGCTGCCCCTGCCGGGGCTGGGCGTGGAGAACGGGGCGCTTGTATACAACGGGCAGGCGTGGGACTGCATGAGCAGCAGCGAGCAGTTGAAGGTGGCGACGGCCATCGTGCGTAAGCTGAACCCGGATTGCGGGTTTGTGCTCATTGATAAGTTGGAACAGCTGGACACTGAAACGCTTCGTGATTTTGGTGTTTGGCTGGAACAGGAGAATCTTCAGGTCATAGCTACCCGTGTTACATCTTCGGGTGATGACTGTACGATCATCATAGAAGACGGGGCGGTAAAAGAACCGGAACCCCAAACGCCTACCTTTGAAGCTGGCGTGTTCTAAAAAGTACCTTGAAAATTTCATATAAGGGTTGACTTTTGTCTGACAAAATTATATAATTGAATTACGGCAGACAAAAGTGAGGTGATGCGAATGTCGCCGCGTACCGGGAGACCAACTGATAATCCGAAATCTGAACGGATAACAGTCCGGTTGGATGAAGAAGCGAAAGAGACGCTGAATGCCTATTGTGAGCAGGAAAACGTCGATAGAGCCGAAGCCATCAGACGAGGGATTAAAAAGTTGAAATCCGAACTGAAAAAGTGAGGAAACCGCCCACCCTTCCACAAGCGACGGATTCCTCACCACGTACCACCCAAAGGCGGCATGTAAATTATAGCATGCATGCCTCCTTTGGTCAACCCGAATATGACCAACAGGAGGTATTTTTATGCCAGCAATTATAGACCTGACAGGACAGCGCTTCGGAAGATTGACTGTTATACACGCAGCAGAGAGAACTAACACTGGTAATTATCAATGGGTTTGTTGCTGTGATTGTGGAACAGAAGTTATCGTAACAAGTAACAATCTTCGCAATAGACATACCAAATCATGCGGTTGCTATAAGAGAGAACGTATCTCCGAGACACAGGCCACGCATAGGCAATCCCATAAGCGACTGTATAACGTTTGGACAAATATGAAACAGCGCTGTTATAACCATAATCATAAGTATTACAAGGATTATGGAGGTCGCGGAATCAAAGTTTGTGAAGAATGGAGGCATGATTACCAGGCATTTCATGATTGGGCGTATGCCAATGGCTATGACAATAAAGCACCACATGGTCAATGCACGATAGACAGAATTGACAACGACGGTGATTATAGCCCAAGTAATTGTAGGTTCGTTGGAATGACAGAACAAAGGCATAACCGAAGAGATTCAAGAAAGGATGGTTAGAAAATGCAGATCACAAGGGGAAAAATTCCCGGCGCGATTAAGGCTTGCGTCTATGGCGTTGAAGGCATCGGCAAGACCACGTTCGCCGCGCAGTTTCCTGACCCGCTGTTCATCGATACCGAAGGCGGCACGGCCCATATGGACGTGAAGCGGCTGCCGAAGCCGGACGCCTGGATCGAGCTGCTCAGTGAGGTGGATTGGGTTTACAATCACCCGGACTGCTGCAAGACGCTTGTGATCGACACGGCGGACTGGGCGGAGCGGCTGTGCAATGAGGCTGTGTGTGCCATGAACAAGGTGGAGAGCATCGAAACCTTCAATTATGGCAAGGGCTATGTGTTCGCTCAGGAGGAGTTCGGACGGCTGCTGGACAAACTGGAGCTGGTACGCAAGCAAGGCATACATATCCTGATCGTGGCCCACGCCTTGATGCGCAAATTCGAGCAGCCCGAGGAGCTGGGCGCTTATGACCGCTGGGAACTGAAGCTGTCGAAGAAGATCGCGCCGATGGTGCGGGAATGGGTGGACGCGCTGCTGTTCGTCAATTACAAGGTGTTGGTCGTGAACGTGGACAATAAGGGCGCGGCCAAGGGGAAGAACAAGGTGCAGGGCGGAAAGCGGGTGATGTACACCGCGCACCATTCCTGCTGGGACGCGAAGAACCGGTTTGGACTGCCTGAGGAAGCGGAGTTCAGCTATGAGGTGATTCGGGGGGTGATTGAGGGGGAAGGGACCCACGGCGCTGGCGCGCCTACACCTCTTTCGTCACAGCCTGCGGCTGTGCCACCTTCCCCTCAAGGGGAAGGCTTAGGGACGCCGAAGCAGGAGACGCCGAAGCAGGAGAGCCCGAGCGCGCTGGCGCGTGCGGTGGAGCGGGCCGCGACGAGTGGAGGGAAGAGTGCGCCCGCTGCGGCGGGGACCTCTTTCGCCCCTGACGGGGCACCTTCCCCAGAGGGGAAGGCTGAGGAGGCCAGCGCGGCGGATGTTGGGGCCATGTATGCGGGGCTGCCGCCGGCGCTGGCGCGAATGATGCAGGAGGCCCAGGTGACGCCGAATGAGGTGCGGTATGTGATCGCGCAGAAGGGGATTTATCCGGCGGATACGCCCTGGGCGGTGATCGTGGAGAACCAGCAGTTCATGCAGGGGTGGCTGTTGCATCCGCAGGTGTGGCCGAAGGTGGTCGAGGCGATCAGGGGGAACCGGGAGGAAGTGCCGTTTTGAGGGGGCGGATTCGTTCCGACCCCTACGGGGCCACCTCCCTCTGAGAGGGAGGCTGAGATAGTGGTGGCGGCTGGTAGCCGCCGCTACAGGAGAATGGGCGGCGTATCACCGCCGCGACGGAGAGACGAGAGAATGAAAGGAGATACATAGTATGGCAGATCGGGCGTTTGATTGGGGAGATACGATTGAGAATGACAGCAGCTTTACGCTGTTGCCGGAGGGGGTTTATCCCTTTACGGTGGTGAGCTTCGAGCGCGGGGAGCACGCGGGGAGCGACAAGATCCCGCCCTGCAAGAAGGCCGTGCTGACCATCGAGCTGGACGGCGGGGCGCTGGGCACCACCGAGATCACCGAGAACCTGTTTTTGCACTCCAAGCAGGAGTGGAAGCTGTGCCAGTTCTTCACGGCCATCGGCCAGAGGAAGAAGGGCGAGCAGATGCGCATGAACTGGCAGGCCGTGCCCGGCGCGAGGGGCTGGGCCGAGGTGATTGTGAACAAGTACAAGAACAAGGACGGCGAGGACCGGCAGAACAACCGGGTGGGGAAGTATTTGGATCCGGCGGAGGTCAAGCAGACCCAGACACCGGCGGCAGCGCCCGCAGCCGGAGGCGGGTTTGTGCCGGGGGCGTTTTGAGATAGGGGGAACGACCTCTTCCGTCACGGCTTCGCCGTGCCACCTTCCCCGACGCGAAGATAGTCCTTTAGGGCTGAAGGGGAAGGCAAAGAGGAAGACCATAGGAGGGAACCATGGAATTACGACCGTATCAGGTTGAAGCGAAGAACGCCGTCCTGTCTGAGTGGCAGGGCGGCAGGGCCCGGACGCTGCTGGTGCTGCCCACGGGGACGGGGAAAACCATCGTGTTCTCCGCCGTGATCGCCGACCGGGTGGCGGCGGGGGAGCGGGTGCTGGTGCTGGCCCACCGGGGAGAGCTGCTGGAGCAGGCCGCGGACAAGCTGCGCAAGTCCACCGGGCTGATGTGCGCGGTGGAGAAAGCCGAGGAATCGTGCCTGGGCAGCTGGTTCCGGGTGACGGTGGGGAGCGTGCAGACGCTCATGCGGCCACAGCGGCTGGCGCAGTTTCCCGAGGGGTATTTCGGGACGATCATCATTGACGAGGCCCACCACTGCCTGAGTGACAGCTATCAGCGGGTGCTGGAGCACTTCGGCGGGGCAAACGTGCTGGGCGTGACTGCCACTCCGGATAGGAGCGATATGCGCAACCTCGGGCAGTATTTCGATTCACTGGCCTATGAGTACACGCTGCCGAAGGCCATCCGGGAGGGATACCTGAGCCCCATCAAGGCGCTGACGGTGCCACTCAAGCTGGACATCAGCCAGGTAGGCGTGGCCGCCGGGGACTACAAGGCGGGGGAGCTGGGGACGGCGCTGGAGCCGTATTTGGAGCAGATCGCCTATCACATGCAAAACTATTGCGCGGGGCGACGCACGGTGGTGTTTTTGCCACTGGTGGCGACCTCTCAGAAGTTCAGGGACATTCTACAAGCCCACGGGTTCCGGGCGGCCGAGGTGAACGGCAACAGCGCGGACCGGGCTGAGGTGCTGGCGGACTTTCAGGCGGGCAAGTATGACGTGCTGTGCAACTCCATGCTGCTGACCGAGGGCTGGGACTGCCCGGCGGTGGACTGCATCATCGTGTTGCGGCCCACCAAGAGCCGGAGCCTGTATTGCCAGATGGTGGGCCGGGGGACGCGGCTGGCCCCTGGGAAGGATTATCTGCTGCTGCTGGACTTCCTGTGGCACGTGGAGCGGCACGAGCTGTGCCGGCCGGCCTCGCTGATCTGCGAGAGCGCGGACGTGGCCAGGAAGATGACCGAGAACCTGGAGGCGGCAGCGGGCTGCCCCGAGGACATCGAGGCGGCGGAGCAGCGGGCCAGCGCAGACGTGGTGGCCGAGCGGGAGGAAGCTCTGGCGAAGCAGCTGCGGGAGATGCGGCGGCGGAAGCAAAGGCTGGTGGATCCGCTACAGTTCGAGATGAGCATACAGGCCGAGGATCTGAGCGGGTACGTGCCCGCCTTCGGCTGGGAGGCGGAGGCGCCCACGGACAGGCAGCGGGAGCGGCTGGAGAAGGCCGGGATTCTGCCGGATGAGATCGACAGCGCCGGGAAGGCCAGCAAGCTGCTGGAGCGGCTGGACAAGCGCCGGGACGCGGGGCTGACCACGCCGAAGCAGATAAGGTTTTTGGAGGGGCGAGGCTTCCAGCACGTGGGGACGTGGACGTTTGACAGCGCGAAGAGTTTGATCGACAGGATCGCCGCCAACGGGTGGCGGACGCCGAAGGGGATTGTGCCAGCGGAGTACAAGCCAGCACCCACGACAACAGAACTGCGCAAAGAAATTGAATTGGCTTGGGGAGGCGAGGT